GAAGATGGACGCATGCCCGCCAACACGCTCAGACTTGCCGCCACGAAAGCGCATATTGCGCACGCGCGACCAAGCATTGACCGGCAATTCCTGCGCGGCCTGATCAACCACCAGCCCATATTGACCGGCGGTTGGTACGGTGACGAATGCCATCAGACGATCAGCGCAGCCGCCGCAAAGAGCGCATCAATCTCGGCGCCAGACAGGCCAGCAGCAGCGCCGATGAGCGCTACCGTCGGATGATCGCGGCGAACGAATGCGCGGTAGTTCCAGTCGATCAATGCGCGGGTCTTCTGCGGCTCGGGAAAAGCAGCAATCGCCGCCTCAACTGCGTCGAGCTTGCCAGCATCAAGCAAGGCGAGCTTGGCCTGGCCCATCGACACCTCAATTGCGGGCGTGGTCACTGGCGCGGGCGTTCCGCCTTCAAATACACCCGGGGCAATCTCACGCATCAAGACCTCTTGTCCAGCACGTAGCTGATCGACACCTTGTCCGTCTCGGTCAGGCTTGACGCCACCTCAACCAGCAAGGATGAGTTGAAAGCGACTGGCGATCCGGCGTGTGCTGTGCTGGTGCTGCTAACCATGTTGCCGGCCACCACCATGCCGTGCCCCGTAGATGAGATAGAGCTGCTTGTCGCATCGAACGCAACCACCCCATCTACCGTGACCTTGATTCGCACCGTGCGAGCCGTGGCGTCCTTGGTGTGAACCGCCAGCCAAGGAATACTCCCAACACCAGAGACGCTCAAGGCGGTTGCTAGCGTGTTGGCCGTCAAAGCGCCAGACAGCACCTCTTTGCCGCCACCAGAGCCCGCGCCGATGATGTTGGCTCCAGAGTTGGTGCCGCCCGACGAATAGGCGTTGACGATGGAGGTGGTTGCGCCGCCGCCGAATCCCAGCGTGTTCGTATTCCCTGCCATTAGATGAATCTCCAGTAATCACCACCCCAGCGCAGGACCACCGGCACGCGTGCGCCATTCGTGATCACGCCGCCTATCACCGTGCCGTTGTGCTTGATGGCGTTCGCACACAGGTCCACCGTGTTGGTGGTCAGGCCGTTGTCGAAGATCACGCCGCAGACCGTGCCGCTGGTCGGAGAAGCCGGGAACGTCACCGCCACCGCGCTTGCGTTGGTTGCCGCCACGATCTGCCCAGCCGTAACCGAAAACGAAACCGCCGAACTGGTCGAGTGCGACACCCCCGAGGTAGCGTTCACTGCAGCGATGGCCGCTTGCACAAAGGCGGTGCTCGCCGCTTGCGTGGTGTTGGTCGATACCGCCGCAGTGGGGACAGAGGGCGTGTCGGTGAACGTGGGCGATGCAATCGGCGCCTTTGCGTCCAACTGAGTCTGAATCGCAGAGGTGACGCCTGACACGTAGTTCAGCTCGGTGTGCGTTGCCGTGACCGGGCCGGTGATGTAGGCGAAGTCGGTTTTCAGCACCGTCTTGACGTGGCGGAAGTTGTCGTCGCCCTCTGACTTCGCGTCGGAGTTGCTTGGCTTCGACAAATCGAAGTTGCCAATGTGTGCTGCTGTATCTACTGCCATGAGTGGCCTTCAGGCGTAAAAAAGCCCGCTGGTGCGGGCTGGGTGGTGTGTGGCTTGGTTAAAGCGATGTGACCAATGAACTCGGATTTGCCACCAGTTGCGCATCGATCTGGCTTCGCAGGGTGGCCGGCGTCTCTTCACCAGTGGCAGAGAGGGCGGCGGTGTAGTACATCGTTGCCGACTTCCCATCCCACCAAGTGAACGCAGGGCCGGCCTGATAGACACCGCATTTGATGTAGGGCGGGTTCGGCTCGGTGACGGGCGTGCCGGCCCAGGTATTGCGCCCAGCAAAAGAAGCGACCAACGTGTCGCCGTTGTAGATCTCCACCAGGCCGTTTGCGTCAGCTTCATTGGTGCCATCAGCCCAGCGCACACGAATCGTGAACTCGTACTCTTGCCCGGCAACGACCGGCGTCGAGTAGACGGACTGCCCGGCAGTCACAGAGTCGCGGCTGAACACGAGGTTCATTGTGCTGTCGGCAATCTCGATGGCGAAGGTCGGCCGGCGCCCAACTGCCCCACCGTTCACGTCGTGCATCTGCCCGATGATGTAGACCGAGCTGGCGCCCAGGCTGTACCAATCCTTCGGCACGGTCATTCGCCAGTGGTAGCAGTAGGTTTGCCCCCAACTTAGCTTGGTGTACAGGCCTGCCAGCTCGCTGCGGTACTTGCTCTGCCCGCCAGGGTTGTAGTAGTCCCACTGCGAGATCCGGGCGGCCAGCATCAGGTAGGGCCGACCGAGGTGATCCGGCGCGAGGCGCAGCCACTGCGAGAGTGTGGTGTTCGGCGTGCCAGCCGCCTCGGACTGCATGGAGTTGTTGAACGCGCCAGCAGCGAACGCACCGCCCAGGATGATGCTCATAGGCCGAACACCCAATCAGGAATCGGCAGGTGTGGATTGCGCTGCACCCAGTCATAGACAGCGAGCCGGCTGATCGCCGAGCCAGCCAACGGAACGCAGTAGGACTGGAACGATGCCAGCTGGTGCGCGTCAGCAGCGACGCCGGCCAGCGAGACGCCAAGGCGCGCGGTGCGCCCGCCTGCGAGCGCCTTGCCGGCGACCGAGGCAACCGTGGAGGAAACCGTCTCCAGGCCATCGACAGCCACGTATCCGTTTCCGCCCTCGCGCGGCACGATGAACACCAGGGTGCGCTCGTTTGCCGTGGCGCCGTCCGTGATGGTGTTGGTGGCCGTGGTCAGGCTGACCGTCGTGTTGTCGGCTGCGTTGATGTAGAGCCGCGCGAATCCGGTCGTGCCGTGGGCGAGCACGATGCCGCCGTACTCGCTGCCGGGTTTGTAGCTGGAGTAGAGGAAGTTCTCGACGCTGGGCAGCGCCACCGCCACCTTTCTGACGCGAGCGGCGACGATCAACGTATGCGTGGCCAGGCTCTGCAGATCGGCTGTGCTGGCCGCTACGCCCGCCCAGTTGTCCGACGCACCGCCCACTGTGGCATAGCCGGCCGTAGCCCAGCACTCGCCATCAGTGAACGTGCCATTCTTTGCGCCCACCGCCTTGCCTGGCGCCTTGTTCTCGATGTCTCCCGAGGCCTGCGAACCCAGAAAGAACCAATTGCAGTAGCTCGACGCAGGGTATGCGTCGCGCGGGTAGATGACTTGTTGATTCAGCGGCATGTCAGGCTCCGAAGGTCACGAGCAGTCGGTGGGTGTCAGCAGTGATCGCGCCATCGCTGCTGAAGTTCAGGCTGGTGATGGGAGTCGGCGACACAATCAGGAGCGCATCGCCCATGGTCATCTGCGCATCGCGCTGCTTGGCGCTCTGCGATGCCACCAGACCCTCAACGTCATTGCCGCAGTTCGCCGCCACATTGAGCTTGGCCGAACCGCTGGCGCCGTTGTTGACCCAGCTGATGCGAGCCTTGCGGTATGTCCCGGTCGGCGTGAGGCGCACCGTCGCGGTGGTGCTGATCGCCGCCGTCGTGCTCATGTGCTGGACGGGGTCAGGAATGCCGTCATAGTTCGGAGGGCAGTCGGTGCGGAACACAACCCTCCCACCCGCCTCAAGCAGGGTTCCGTCAGAAGTGGCGGTGACGTTGCCTGAAGCATTCGCCACATTTGCGACTGTCGTTCCCATCCCTCAGCCCTCCACGCCAATGGCAGCGACGGTGACGGTCGCGCCAGTGCCGCTGATGGAGGTGGTGACGGCTCGGTGAGCAGCCCACGGAGCATCCCCGGTGATGGAGTCGCTATCCGACGTGGTGCCGCTCAGGCTCATGGTGCCGAACGTCTCCCAATTGGTGCCGTCGTTGCTGACCTGGATGGTGACCGTTACGGAAACCGCGCCAGTGCCAGACACTGCGGCTTGGTAGGACCACAAGTTGCCAGGCCGATCAAGCGCCGTGCTGGTCGTGTTGGTCGTAACGCCGCTCATGAGGCTTTGCAATCTACGCATGGTGTGTCCTTACATGCTTCCGCGCAGTCCACCCGCGGCAAGTCGGTTTGATTCTTTGGTGAGCCTGGCTAGTTGCTCGTTTTCAGCGGCCTCGGACCTGACGGCGCTTGCGTCATCCATGGTCACGTCTCGATAGAGGCGCTTCTTTGCCGCGTGCCGGATGAGTTCTTCGGCCTGGTTGGTCCAAATGTTGGAGCCCGAGTCAGCGCCGGGAATGTCGATCTTTTGGACGTAGCTGACGGTTAGCGTGTAGGCCGCGTCAGGCACGGGATAGAGCCTGATTTGCTCGTCATACCAACTCCAAGCCCAGGGTTGGTTGTTGGTGTTTGTCGTCGTGGCGATGCGTTCCATCTCCCCGTAGGACCACTCATCCAGCACCGTCTTGCGGGCGTTGATGGTGAGCGTTACGGTGTCAATCGAGGCGATGTCCGTCAGGTCGGAATAGAACTCCGTACCGGCTACCGTGGTGAGCGTGCCGCGAGTCTGGTTGAACAGGAATCGCTTGCTCTGGTAGTGCTTTACTGCGTCAGAGATCGCATAGGCAATCTCGTCCGTCAGATCAGTCCGATGGATTTCGCTTGCGATCCTGCTTTTCAGCGTTGCTAGGTCGGCCACGTTTCTTCACCTTGGCGGGTTCTTGAATGCAAACAGCCGCAGGCTGTTGAGGCGCTGCGGCTGCTGCACGTTGGGCAAAGATTGCCCGTCGTCGGCATGGATCAGCCATCGGTGTCCGGGATGTAGGCGATCACGATCTCTGCGGCGCCAGTGGTCGGCGTCGTGCCGGTCACATCGACGTATGCCTGCACGGTCACGTCATCCGTGGTCACGGGAGAGGTGGTCGCCAGTTCGTCCAGGGCCACGAAGCCAATGCCGAGCAGCGTCAGCAGCGTGGCGTAGTTGTTCGTGCCGCTGTCGGTCGATGCCCCGATGTCCAATCGGTTGTTGGTTCCGCCGTTGAACACTTCCGACACATAGACGCCCGAGATGGGCGCCAGGATGACGGACCCGGACGGGATCTTACCAACGGTGACGGTGGTGGCGCGGTCGGCATACGTGATGCTTTTGCGCAGAAAGTGGATTTGCTGCGTGTGGAATTGGCGCGCAGTGCTGCCAGCGGTTCCGGTTGCCATAGAGTTTTCTCCTAGAAGTAGATAGGCCCCAAGTCCGAGGACAAGGGGCCTGATTCATCAGCCGTGGGCGATGGCGTAGGTGGGGACGACAATGGTGCCGAAGTCCGCAGAGTTGAACCGCGTCTTCTTGATGCCGAACACCATGCCAGCAGACACACCGAGCTGGTTGCCGTAGTCGAACATCTCTTCGGTCCACGACATTTCGCCGCCAGCGGTGTCCTTGCCGTAAGCCATCACGCCGGCCTGAGCACCGCATAAGATGGCGCGACGCACGGTGGTGATGGCTGCGCCTGTAGACGAGTTCACGCCGTAAGGCACACGGGTCGCCTCGTGCAGGATCACGCCGTTGTACTCGCCCAATGCGCCGTTATAGATCGCATTACCGGAATCCTTGCAACCGCTCAATGCGGCCTTCTGGATGTCGAGCCACTGACCCGTCGAGGTCGAGGTGCGCAGGTTGTAGACCTGGTACGGATGCAGGAACATCACGTACTTGTCTTCACCACCAACGCGAACCGGTCGGATCATCGGGCTCAGCGTCTTGGCCTTCTCCACACACTTGTCGATGACGGTGATGTCAAAGACATAGGTAGAGGTTGCCGACTCGTCTGCGGAGCCGTTCAGATACACCTTGTGCGATGCGTCCGGGGCAATGGCGACCTGGTTGCCGGTGTAGCGCGTGTCAGACTGAGCGGTGTAGCCGCCAAGCTGGTTGAAGAACGCGGTATCGAGGCGGTTGGCCCACCAATCTTCCAGGCCGGCGCGGGCCTCTTCACGGACAGAGAACGGAACGCGTTGTTCACTCATCTTGCCGGCGCTGCGGACAGCATGGCGAAGCTGGTTGATGTACACCGCGTCCGAATAGGTCGTGAGCGCCTCTTCGTTGCCTTCCAGGGTGCCGTCTTCCAGCACGCCATCACCACTGAGCTGCATGCGCAGGCCAACGGTGATCTTGTCGCCAGCGCCCTTGCTGGTTTCGTCCTTGATCTGGATGACCGAGGACGCCGACTTGCCCATGAACTTGCTGAAGTAGGTGGCCTTCAGCGCTTCCTGGAACAGCTTTTTGCTCCAGAGCTTTACTGCGAGTGCGTCATTGACGCCATAGGAGGTGTTAGCCATGATTGGCCTTTCGTGAGGTTGGGTTGAGTGCTGTGCGCATGTCGCTGCGCTCTCGCGTCAATCCCGGCCAGTCACGTCGGCACGGCTACGAAATAACCCGATGACGGTGGGTTCTCCGAGTGCGCTTTAAGCCCGCATGGCTTGGAGAATGACGGGCCTCAGCCCATCAACTTCTGCCAGTTGTTGCCCTTGGTGAGTTCGGCAAAGTCCTCGTCACTCATCGAGGCCAAAGCCTCAGCGGTGATCTTGTTGTTTGCCGGGCCTCCGCTGCCCAGGGTCTTGGCGGCGGCTGTGCCCTTCTGTTGGTTCTGAATGCGTTCGGCGGGCGTCGGCTGCACATTCGCGGGCTTGGCGCTGTAGCCTCTAGCCTTGGCGATCTTGTAGGCGGCTTCTGCTGGGTTCTGCCCAGCGTTTGCGCGGGTAAGCGCGAGCCGGACAAGCTCCTGGTGAGCTGTCTGTAGGGCCGTTTGCTCGTCAATACCATCGGCCATCATTTCTGCGGCTCGCTGGTTGCGCAGATAGCCAACAGCCTCGGCGTAGTCCGGTGTTTGCTGAACGAATGCAGATTCGTGGCTATGGACAACGCTCGCAAGCTGCCGGATGTGGGCCTCTTGCTGCTGTTGCTGCTGCCAGGCATGGATCTGCTGCTGGGTCTCTTGGCTGACCTGCTGCACTTGGCCGATCTGGTGGCGCAGGTGCTCGGCCGGGTTCTCTTCAAATGCAGGGACTTGCGCCTCTTGGCGCTGCTGGGTCAGTGCGGCTAAGCGCTGCTCAACAATGGCTTCGCGCCTCGCGTTCTCTTCGCGGATGCGCTGGACCTCTGCAGCCAGCTCCTTGCGCTTTTGGCGCTCTTCGTGGAGTGCCGCGAGTGGGACCGTGCGGGAGTCCTGCTGTTCTGGTTGCTGTTGCTCTTGTGCGGCCTCTTGAGGCTGCTCGCTACCCTGTTCCGGCTGTTCAACCTCGGGTGTGGGCTGTTCCGCTTCCAAGTTAACGTCTTGGCCGACGATTTCTGAGAGTTGTTCGCTCATTGCATGTTGAAGTTGGGCGATGGAGACGGCACACCCATACCGGACGGCGCGATTTGCGCCGGGTTCATTGAGCTCAGTTGCTGCTGAGCCACCAGATATTCGACAACTGCCTGCAGCTTGGATACTTGCGCCTCCAGACCACGGACCTGCAGCTCCTGCGCCTTGATCGGCAGTTCTGCCTGTGCCATCTGTGCGTCGCTCTGCGCCTTCTGCGCGCCAGATTGAGCCTTGATCAGGTTGGCCTGGGCAGTGATCTCCTGAGGGCCTGGCTGCTTCGGCTGAGCCATCAGCTCTTTCCACTTCTCCACCATCGCGGTGGGGAGCGGCGTGTACTCCAGCAACTCGGGCCCGAACGGAACGCCAAGGTTTTGCAGCTGAGGCATCAACTGCATCAGGATCGCGAAGGTGCGTTCCTTCGTGTTGACCGTGCTCGCAGCCTCATCGACTACCACGTCATACTCAAACGTGGTTTGATCGCGCAGCAGCGGGACGTATTTCTCTGTGCCGTCGCCACCGACGATGCGCACCAAGCGACCATCGCTCATGAACTCCACGATGAACTTGGCCAGCAGCCGGCCCTGTTCCTTGCGATAGCGGCGCAGCGAGTCAAACAGCGGCGCAAGTACAGTCATTGCGGACTGCTTACGCTGAGCCTCCAGAATGCCGGCCTGCTGGCGATCTGCCATGCCTAGCATTTCAAGGTTGATGCCGGTCACATCGCGCAGGCTGCTGATGCTGAACTCCAGCATGCGCCCCACTTCGGCCGGAACCACTGGAGGCGGCTTAGGCATGACCTTGCCGCCCGAGATAGCACCAGCGGTCAGCTCTACTACCGAGTCAGCCTTAGCCCAATCGTCCTTGAGCTTCTGCAGGTTGTCGGTTGCACCCTCTTCCACCATCAAGCCGCCCTTGGCGTTCGTGTTGATGATGTGGAGGATCTGGCTAAAGAACTTGTTGGCCCACCGCTGCGGGTCGATCATGGCGCGGACGATGCCGTACCAGGTGTTCTTGTTGCGGTCACGCTTGGCGGTGATGGCCTTGTATGTGAAGTCGTTGGTCGGGATGGGGCGCTCTTCCAACACCACGTCACCGCACACAAAGGCTTCCTTGAACAGCTTGCGCGACTTCTTGACGCTCTGCATCGCTGGCATGCCGAGCTTGGTCATGCGGTCCGTCAGCGTCTCGAACTTGTCTTCGTCAAACTCAACCAGCTGGCCCGTGGCTGGGTCGAGGACGAGGTGGTACGTCTCCAGCTCGAACCACTGGTGATGAATCACCCGATACTTGCCCGAGGTCTTGTCATACCCCGTGGCGTCACGCTCATACAGCCAGGCCAAAGTCTGGTTATGGGGCTCGCCGTCCTGCTCATCGCCGCCCCAATCGGTGGAGGCGGTGATTTCGTCGGCCTTGTCGGGCCACTTGGCCTCGATCTCTTCGCGGTCCAGCCAGTCCTCACGCTGCTGCCACTTGCGGTCGGACAGATTGCGCTTCTTGGCTGAGGGGTCATAGCGCATCGTCAGCGGGTCGCGCCGCTCGATACGCACTTCACCCTCTGGGTTGTCGTCGTAGCTAAGGAAGGTCTCAGTCCAGCCAAGGCCGCAGATTGCGGTGTCTACAAACGCGTCGGACTCTTCGTCCTCTGCATCGCAGTTGTCCCGCACATAGTCGGCCGCGCCGGTCAGCACCTCATTCACGCCAGAATCACCAGCCTGACGAGGAACGTACTGCACTTGCTGGCGGTTGTTGACCTCAGACCCAGCCACGCTATCAATCATCGGCCCGATGCGGTTGAACACAACCGGGGCGCGCATCATCTCGATAAGTTTGGACTTGTCCTCTTGCGACCACTGATCGCCAGCCACAAAGGCAAAGCACTCCCGAGCTTCTTCCCTCCACTCGCCCAGGTGCTTGTCCGACTCTTTCTTGCAGCGCTTGACGCGAGTCAGCGTTTCCGCCTGCTCGTGGTCAAGGCTTTCAGTGTCTTCTTGGTCGGTCATAGTGCCCATGCGCTGCCCGAAGGCTTGGATTTGCTGCGGTAGCGGTCTTCTTTGCGTTGCTCGTCCTCTGTCTGCTTAGGCCAAACCAGAGGTAGATCAGGCTCGGCAATGCGGGCCAGTGCGTCCAACATGTCGTCATGCAATCCCACCGGGAATGCAGCGAATTCATGCTCAGTAAAAGAGTTCACAAGCTCTTTCACTTGCCCCTCGTAGTCGGTCTTATGCAGACTGACGGGGAAGTAAAAGCGCCCCTGTTCAAACAACGGAATAAGCCGCCGAATGCGGTCGTTCTTCGGCATCGATCCGCCCACCTCGACAATCTCGAAGCGGTAGGTTTGCTGTGCCTGCACTGTCTTGATGTGTTGAACGTCAGCCATCAGGCCGTACCGCTCATACCTAACCTCTTTCGGCTTCCACTTCCTGTGCAATGCCATCACTCGGTCAGCGCGCTCTGTCAGGTTCAGGCGGTCACGAACCATGTCTAGAACGTAGTAGTTGCCGTCTGACCCCAGGCCAATCACCCACATGGCCGTGTAATCGTTCGTTTTCCGCTTGTCGTTCGCCGCGTCTATCAGCAAGTACCGGTTGGTGTTGCCGATGGTGTCTGGCGAGCCTTCGTAGTTCCTGATCCACTCGCGCTTAAAGCCGCTGAGCTGATCCGCTACGGGGTTCAGCAGCATCTGAGCTGAGAACGTATAAGGCCCCATGTCTCGACGCTTCTTATCCAGCGTCTCACGCGACAGAAGCACAGGAGAGCCCTCAAGCTGCCCGTTGTCTGTGGCCGCGTAGATGCGAGGCGTGAAGGTGCCCCGCTCCATCATGGTTTTGTACGTGTCGTTGAAGTGGTAGCGAGTACCAATCATTCGACGCCACTCAGTGCCCTGACTACCGAGGTTGAATGCCAGCTCCAGCGCCTCGGTCGTCTTGCTGATCATTTCCGGCGTGTTCACGCTCTCTCGCGTAACCACGTCATCGAACACCATGCCGGTAAAGTGCTTACCGATTGGCTGCCCGTCCACCAGGCCCCATGCTTCCAGCGTGGCCTCTTTGGGGTTGCTCTTGCGCTTGACGGTTATCCCGTCATCCTCCGACCACTTCGGGGCCTCTTTGTCTGGCCGGTCCCACAGCACATCATCAAACAGGCTCTTCAGAAGCCGGTTCGTTTCAAACTCGTACTTGATCTGCCGGAGAAAGCCCTTAGCGATGGGCCGCGTGTGACTGAAGATGCCTATGCACTCTTCACGCTCAGTCAGCGATCCTTCGCCATGACTCGCCAAAATGCTTTGGATCGTCGCCGCATACGTGATGATGGTTGACTTGTAGTGGTCACGCGCCCACAGGTCCAAGTGACCGTTGGTGGATTTCTCCACCTCCTTGCATCGATCAAAGAGCCAAGGCTTTGCTACATCCTTGCGGCCAAGCCCGAACCACAGCAGCCAAAAGAGATCAGTGCGGCAGTAGTGGCGAGCCAGGATCCTCTGCTCGCTCTCCGAGAAGCTGTGCAACTCGTTCGCCAATTTCCTGCACGCTTCGATGCTCGACAGTGCCGGAATGCTGGACATTGACCGTTTGTTCTTCCTGCTTGGGCAGCAACTCGGCCACCACTTTTACGTACACGTCTGGCTTCTCAGAGCGAAGCACTTGAATCGCCTCCGCTCCCGACGACTTCCAGTCAGCCAGCAAGTCCTTCAGAAAGGCTGCGCTCAACTCATTACGAGCGCCAACAGGCTTGCCGCCCGGGTTGCCGCTCTCCCCCTTTTTGAATGGGGGCTTGAGGTTCGCTATGTTTCCTTTAGGGTTTGCCATTTGGTGAATCTGACCGAATCAGCAGCCCTTCTTGCCGCCGCCCTTGCCCTTGCCGTTCTTCTTCTTCTTCATGGTGCTTCCTCTTGTTAGATCGCCGGTCAGAACGTCAACCCTCAGCCCTCGCGAAAGGCTGTCTGACACGTATCAGGGTTCAGCGAATTGGTGCCCGGGCACATGCGGCCACTTGATCAAGGAGCGATGGATTGCGTTCCACAGTCCCGGGCGGAAACGAAA